TCCTGTTGATGATCTAATAATTACCTGTAAATCTGTGTCAGCAAATATTTTAAATGTGTAGGCAAACTCGGTTGTACTACCATTACCCGAATACGAATTTTTTACTGTTGTGCTTGATACTGTCATTATACTCTCTCTATATTAAATTATCTATCCTTTGTCTATGGTTTAAAATAATAAGTTTGACCTCTATTTTCTTCATTTCTTTTTTTCATTCTATTAAAGAATCCGGGGTCTAAATACTCTTTAATCTGATAACCAATAAGGTAATCATAAGCTGCTTTAGTGTAATACAAATTTATAAATGGTGTATGACCTTCCGCTAACTGTAAAAATTTTTTACCTGCTTTTTTAGGTTCATTCATATTTTTTACCACATCTATAAATTTCTTAATATCAGAAGCTGTTGGTCCAGCTGCTGTTTCAAGAATTCCATTACCATATTGATTTTGAACTTCACTCATTATAAAGTCTCCATAAATACCTGCTCCACCACCTTGTACAAATGATTGCATTACAACTGCTAATTTTTTAGGATCTCTTGGTGATCTTCCAGACAACATATCTTTAATAGATAAAACAATATAACCAAAAATAGTTCCTAACATTAATGTAGAAGCTAACATAGTAGCACCTATTAATCTACTTTCGTCTGGTCCATAAGAATCCATTTCTCTTCGTAAAATTTTTTTATACAAAGAAACTGAAAAATTTTTATATTGCATTACAAATCTATTCCTCTAACTGTACCCATTCTTGTTATTTGTTTAATTTGTGAATCTGGTTCTGGTGTTCCATGTGTACCTTGATCATTTAAAACATTTCTCCAAGTTAATTCTAAATCATTTTTAAAATTTCTTAATTCTCTTGCACTTAATTTTCTACCTAAATATTTATTAACAACACTATCGGGAATATCTTTTGCTCCTTCAGCTGTTAAATATCTTTTATTATCAACTGCTAAAGTTTTTATAGAACGCAACATATTCCATTTACCTTCATCTATTCCATAAAGTGTTAAAAAATTTCTTTCTCTTTTTTCTAAATTAAAAAATTTAGTTTCAGCTAATGATCCATAAAATTTTGCTACACCAAGTGCCATAGAACTTTTTAAACTTGCAACCCATCCATTTAATCCATTCCATTTAAAAAATTTATTTCTTAAATTATTTATTGCACCAGTTCCATCAGCTCCATCTGCATATACATTTCCTCTATTTGAAACTACAATAGAATTACTAACAACTTCTAATGCTTCCATAGCAGCTTTAGGGTTTCCACCAATTAATCCATTTATTGCTTCAAATAAACCAGTTAATAATCCTCTTCCTTGAAAATTAGTAGAAGTCATATATGGTCCTAAATCTGCACCAGATGTTATCATAGTTCCACCTAATCTAGCCATATCTCCTGTACTTCTTACCACTTCACCTATTTTTGCTAAAATTTGACTACCAGCAATATTTGCACTTCCATCAATTTCTGCAAAAGCTCCTTTAAAATTTTCAAAATTTAAATCTCTAACAATTTTATAATCTGAACTTTTATATTTTTTTTTTAATAAAGCTAAAATTTTATTAAATGTATCTTGAGGATTTGTTCCTAATTCTTGCATCATAACAATATTTTTTGCACTACTTGTTAAAACATTAAAAACACTTGTTTGTAGAGAGGGTTCTCCAAATTTAATATTGTATTCTTGTCTAGCTTGTAAATCTTTAAAATGTAAAACTCTTGATGAATTTAAACGATTAGTTACATTTTTTGTTCCATAAATACTATTTGTGCCACCATATTTCATGTGATCACCTGTCATTAAACTATCATAAATACTACTTAAAATTTTATTAATTTCTACTGGATCATTAACATCAGCAAAAGTTCTTTTTAAATTTAATTTTGTTTGTATATATTCTACCCAAGCCGACCTGTTATCATCAAGTAACCTTGAACCTTTACTGGCAGCAGCCATTTTTTCTGTGTTATGTGTTGTTCTAGTTATCCAATCATCTAACTCTCCTATATTAGCTCCTAAATCATTTAATCTTAATCTCCAACTATTTTGAGATTGTTTTAAAATTCTAGCAATATCTTTAGCACTCTTTATACCTGTAGGTTCACCAATCATTTCCCTCATAATTTCTAAATCAATTCTACCTTCACTAAAATCATTCCAAGCATCTTTGTTTAAACTTCTAATAGCATTAACAAGTTTTGTAATTTCAACATTTTCTAAAGTGGCTTGTTTTAAACCAATAGAATCTCTGGTAATCTTAGAAAATTTTTGCATACCAACTAAATATCCTCTTACAGCTTCTATAGGATTAATCTTTCCATTAGATGTATCTACAGCATCTATTATTTTTTCATAATTCTCTAATGCTTTCATATTGTTTTCTGCTAAATTTCTTTTTTTTGAAACTTGATCGTATTCAAATTTATCTATAATTTCTTGTGCTAAAATTTTTTCTGATTTAACTTCTGCTCCTTGAAATTTATTTTCATTAATTTTTATTTTAGCTTCATCTAAAATTTGATTTATTTGTTCGTCTGGCAGAAGATCACCAGTTAGTCTTTTAACTTCTTCAAAACATTTAGATAATTTTTTTATATCTGCCATTAACTATTCCTTTTCGTACAATTAGTTCCAGCTTCTATAGCTTCTCTAATTTGAGTTTTATTTTTTATAGAGTTATCAATTTTTTTAATATCATTTCTTTCTTGAATCATAGGTTCAGTTAAATCTGTATCTTTAATGTTTAATTGTTTTTGATGTAATATAGTTCTTTGTTGCATATTTTCTGCTTCAAGTTCTAACTCTGATTGATTTTTATCTTTAATTATTTTTTGTTCTTCTGTTAATGGTTTTAGGTTTCGGTTAGTTATGTTAGATTGTTCTTGTATTTTTATTCTATCATTTTCTGCTCTTTTAGCTTCAACTATATCTCTTTCTGTTTTTTGTAAATTTCTAATATTTTTTAAATAAATTGTAGCTGATTTTCTATCTCCATTTTTTATTGAATTATTATACAAAGTATTAAACTCTTTAATTTGATCATCTATCTTATTTAATTGTGGATCTCCTACTCTTGTTTTTTCAGACACAAGATTGCCAGTATCTACTGGTTCTCCTTTTAAAACTCTACCAACAGAATAATCTAATAATTGTCTTTGATTTTCTGGAGAGATTGCCGCTAACCTTTGATAAATATTTGGCTTACCTCTTACTTCTGCAATATAATCTCCTAATCTACCAAAACCAACATGAGCCGCAGTACCAATTAAACCACCAACCGCTATATTAGTAATGGCATTATAAGCAGTATAATCAGCTTGTTCTGATTTTGCTACACCATAAACAATAGGCTCAACAGCTATGTTACCAACTAAACCTTCTACAGCACCTTTTTTTACTCTAGCAATATTTTTACCAGAACGAGCAACCATAGAAGCAAATCTAGCTTGACCAACAACAGGTACAAAAGATGCACCAATATTTATAGGATCTAAAAAACTTGTTCCAAGAGATTCTAAAAAGAAAAAACCTTTTGCCATTTTACTATCTGGTCCTCTAGCTATAATACTTGCTCTTGAATTTTCTAATTTTTTTCTTTCAACTATATAATCAACAACACCTTCTCTTGTATCTTCTGTAAAATTTAAACCTAATCCAGCATATTGTTTATTTAACTCATCTTTATTTAAATAAACATTACTAGATTGATAAGCTTTTGTTTGATCATATGCTCTCAATGTAGAAGCAAATGGATTTAAATTCCATGTGTTCATAAAGTTTGCGTGAGCAGCATCTAAAAAGCTAGTTCTACTTTGGTTGTACAAAGAACCTATTTCTTCTTTTGATTTTTTAAATGTACCTAATCCAAGATTAATCATTATATGCTTTTTTAAATTTTCGTTTAACAACTTTGTCATTTACAACATTCATTTTAGTGTGATGAAATTTAGCATATAATTGCATTGCTTTGTCCATATCACCATCTAACATTGCTTTAATCAAAGCATCACTTTCCACTTGTCCATAAATATTCATTAAAAATAATTCTTCTTGTTGATCATAAGTTAATTCTTCAAGAATAAATTTTGTAGGATTTTTAGTTTCTTTTGCTTTTTTAACCCAATTTGGAATAGTTGTATTTGCTTTTTTATATTGAGTTTCTAATCTTGATAATGCTGTTTCAAATGAAGATTTTAAAGGTGTGCCATTTTCATCTAATTTAACTTTTCCATTTTTATCTAAATTGTCTTTAGTTTTAAATTGAAAATCTCCAGTAGCTGAAGATTCATTTAATAAAAAATCTTTATCTCCACTATTACTTTCAACGTCATGCACAGCAGCTATAAATTTTTGTAAATTATTTTGAGATTCTTCATTATATATATCTCCACCAACTTTATCTAATATAATTTTTTTTGATGAAGTTAAGTTCATGTCTGATGCTGCTACTGGAGAAATTATAGCATCACCTATTGTTTTAAAAATAGATGATTGATCATCTACCGGAATTTTAGAGTTTTTTTTTCCATCAACAATAATATCGTCAATTAAATTTTCATTATATTGAAAATAATCATCAGGAGGTGGAGCTGGTATAAGTGGTAATTCATCACCAGTTACAGGATAAACAGAAATTGTATCTTTAATTGTAGGGTCTTGATTAGGTAAATCTGTAAAATAAAACTCTACTCTTTGATTATCAGCATTTACTACA